TGAACACCGTCAGCCAGGCCATGTCCGGGCACGCGCAGATCATGGAGCGCCTTGAAGACGTGGTCGCCCGGCACGAAAACCACCTGCTTGACGGAGCCCGCAAATGAACGATTACGGCGATACCTTGCGGCGGCATCGGCGGATCGCGATCCTGCGTCATCTGGAGGCGATCCCGGAATATACCGGCAATGCCTCGATCCTTCAGGATGTGCTGCGCGGGCTTGGCCTGCCGTCGTCGCGCGACCAGGTGGTGACCGAGCTGGCCTGGCTGAAGGAGCAGGGCCTGATCACCTATGACGAGGCGGATTTTCTGGTGGTCACCGCCACGGGGCGCGGCGTCGATATCGCGCGCGGGCTCGCCACGCACCCGGACATCCAGCGTCCCAATCCGAAGCGGTGATCCATGCCGCCACCCCGCAAGATCGACCTTCTGCCCCCTGAAGAGCGCCGCTGGCTGCAGGACACGCTGCGCGAGCGCGGCTTTTCCGGCTATATCGAGATCGCAGAAGAGCTGAACCAGCGCCTCGCCGCCCGCGCCTCGGACGAGACGCTGCATCCCGCGACCGTCCAGCGCTTTGGAGCCGAATACCGCGAGTTCGTGCGGCTGCAGGAACAGGCATCGGACTGGGCGAAAGAGTGGCTCGGCGAGATGGGAATGGAGGACCAGGCGCAGCGCCAGAACGTCCTTTTCCAGATGCTGACCACACTCGCCTTCAAGAGCATGCAGGCGGAGATCGGCAAGGAGGCGGCCGAGATCGACCCGAAGAACCTGCATTTCATCGGCAGGATGATGAAGGACGTGATGACGTCCAGCGGCATCGTGCAGGCCATGAAGGAGAAAGAGCGGAAGGAGCAGTCCGCGAAGCTCGATGCGGCCGTGGCATCGGGCGACATCGACGCCGAGGCAGCCGCCAAGGCGCGCCGGATCATGGGGTTCGCGTGATGGTGTGGGTCATGGTGGCAATCTGCGGTCTGTTGATCGTTCTGCCTCCGAGGTTTGACCCTGCCATTCGCCTGAAAGAGTGGCTGGAGGCACGTCGCAAATGAGCGCCGCCGCCTCCCTCAGCCCAGTTGTCAAATTCCTGCCCTACCAGCGCGCCTGGATCGAGGATCAAAGCCGCTTCAAGATCGGCATGTTCAGCCGCCAGACCGGCAAGACCTTCTCGACCGGCGGCGAATGCACCGACGATTGCTTCCGCGCCTGGGCCGAGGACCGGCGGGCGCGGTGGGTGATCCTGTCGCGGGGCGAACGACAGGCGGCCGAGATGATGACCGAGGTCATCAAGCCGTTCACCAAGGCGTTTTACGAGGTCTACAACACCCTGTTGAAAGGGGGGGAACCCCGCTTTGAAGAGGGCGAGTTCCGCGCCCCGCAGGAGAAGGGGCCCGACGCGGTCTACAAGTCGTTGGAGGTCGCCTTTCCGAATGGATCACGCATCACCGCGCTGCCTGCGAACCCCGACACGGCGCGCGGCTTTTCGGCCAACGTGATCCTCGACGAGTTTGCGTTCCATGCGAAGAGCCGCGAGATCTGGGCGGCGCTCTTTCCGGTCATCTCGAAGGCCGGCCTGAAGCTGCGGGTGATCAGCACCCCGAACGGCAAGGGCAACAAGTTCTACGAGCTGATGACGGCCGAGGACACGGTCTGGTCGCGCCATGTGGTCGACATCTACGAGGCGGTGCGCCAGGGCCTCGACCGCGACATCGACATGCTGCGCAAGGGCATGGCCGACCCTGACGCCTGGGCGCAGGAATATGAGCTGAAGTGGCTCGACGAGGCGTCGGCCTGGCTCGACTACGACCTGATCGCTGCCTGCGAACATCCGGCCGCCGGGTTGCCCGGCCTTTACCAGGGCGGCCCGTGCTTTGTCGGTGTCGACATAGCGGCGCGAAACGACCTGTTCGTGATCTGGGTCGTCGAGGCGGTGGGCGATGTCCTTTGGACCCGCGAAGTGATCGCGCGCCGGCGGATCAGCTTCGCCGAGCAGGACCAGCTCCTGGCCGAGGTGATGCGCCGCTACCGCGTGGTGCGGGCGCGCATCGACCAGACCGGCATGGGCGAAAAGCCGGTCGAGGACGCCAAGCGCGCCCATGGCGAAAGCCGGGTGGAAGGCGTTCTCTTCTCGGCAGCCGCGAAGCTCGACATGGCGACCTCGCTGAAGGACGCGATGCAGGACCGCAAAGTGCGCATCCCGTCCGGCGACGTCGTGCTGCGGGCGGACCTGCATGCGATCAAAAGCCAGGTGGGCGTGACCGGCATCCGCCGCCTGGTGGCCGATGACGACACCGACGGCCACGCCGACCGGTTCTGGGCCGCGGCGCTCGCGGTGTCGGCGGGCGAGGTCGTCTATCAGCCCTACGAATACAAGCCGGTGCCGCGCCATGGCGGCGACAATTACGACCGCGAGGTCCGCATCACCGGCGGGTTCGGCGGGATCAAGGGGGTATGGTGATGGCGATCCTTGACCAGTATGGCCGTCCGGTCCGGGTGCAAAGGCTGCGCGAGGCACAGGCCGAGCCGGGTCTGACCGGCGTCCGGCAGATCTGGGCAGGCTCGGTCGCATCGGGCCTGACGCCCTTCAGGATGGCGTCGATCCTGCGCGCCTGTGACCAGGGCCAGCTGGATGACTTCCTGATCCTGGCCGAAGAGATGGAGGAGCGGGATCCGCACTACTTCTCGGTCATGGGCCAGCGAAAGCGCGCGATCAGCGGCATCGTCCCGAAGGTGCATCCCGCGTCGGACGCGGCCGAGGACCGGAAATTGGCCGATGCGGTGCGCGAGGCAATCGCCGAACACGAGGGCTTCCCCGACCTGGTCGAGGACATGCTGGACGCGCTCGGCAAGGGCTTTTCGGTCGTCGAGATCGACTGGGCGGCAGATGCCAGCCGCTGGACCCCGCGGCAATTCCTGTGGCGAGATCCGCGCTGGTTCCGGTTCGACCGCGAGACCGGGACCGAGATCATGCTGAAGGACATGGAGAACCTCGACGGCGTGCCGTTGGAGCCGTTCCGCTTTATCACCCACCGCACCCGCCTGAAGTCCGGCCTGGCCTATCGCGGCGGCATCGCCCGCGTCGCGGCCTTCGGCTGGATGTGCAAGGCCTATACCCTGAAAGACTGGATCGCCTTCGTCGAAACCTACGGGCTTCCGCTGCGCCTTGGCCGCTACGGGCCTGAAGCGAGCGACCAGGATGTGCAGAAGCTGTTCTCGGCCGTGGCGAACATCGGGACCGATGCGGCCGCCGTGCTGCCGGACAGCATGCGGATCGACTTTCAGGATACGGGGCGGGTGCAGGGCGACAAGGTCTTTGAGAACCTCGCCCGCTGGGTCGATGAGCAGATATCGAAGGCGGTCCTCGGCCAGACGATGACGACCGACAACGGTTCGTCCCAGTCGCAGGCCGAGGTGCACAACGAGGTGCGTCATGACATCGCCAGGGCCGATGCCAGGGCGATCACGGGCTCGCTGAACCGCGACCTGGTAATCCCCTTCGTGGATCTGAATTTCGGGGTGCAGGCGCGCTATCCGCGCCTGGTGATCGAGGTCAACGAGCCCGAGGACGTCAAGGCGCAGATCGACGGAGCCGCCAAGCTCATGCCCCTGGGCGTGACCTTCCGCGCCTCGGAACTGCGATCGAAGCTCGGCCTGTCGGACCCTGAAGAGGGCGACGAGGTTGTGGGTGGCAAGACCGCGCCCGCCGCACCGCCGCCGGCGACCAACCGGCTGGCGCTGAACCAGGCCGAGATGGACGCGGTCGACGAGATCGAGGCCGAGATGCTCGGCGACTGGGCCGACGTCATGGACGAGATCCTCGCTCCGGTCGAAGAGCTGGTGGCGCAGGCCGGCAGCTATGAGGAGGTCATGGCGGGGCTGGCCGAGACGATGCCGAAGGCAGGGTCTTCAAAGCTGATTGATGCCCTGGTGAAGGGCATGTTCAAGGCGCGCGCAGAAGGGGATGTGAAGGATGGTTGAAGCTGCAACTTACGGCCAACTCTGCTTCGCTACGGGGTTCGGGATCGTTATCGGCATATTTGCCACCCTGATTTACTGGCCCTGGCAGGACTGAGGTGGATCTATACACCGACCGCCCCGGCTACAGCTTCGACCCCGGTCCGCCGCCCGAGGCCTCTCGGTTTCTAAAGAACAAGGGGCTGCGGCCTGCCTTCAGTTGGCGGGACGTCGAGCCGGAAGAGCACGCGGTGGCCTTCACCGTCGCGAAGGCAATGCAGATCGACGTGCTGACCACGATCCGCGAGGAGGTGCAGAGGGCGCTGGACGAAGGCCTGCCGCTGGCGAGCTTCCAGAAGAACCTGAAGCCCCGCCTGGTCGCGCTCGGCTGGTGGGGCCGCAAGGAGATGGTCGACCCCGCAACGGGCGAGACGGTAGAGGCCAGGCTTGGCTCGCCGCGCCGCCTTCGCACCATCTACAACGCGAACCTGCGGTCCGCCCGCGCGGCCGGCCAGTGGGAGCGGATCGAGCGGACGAAGAAGCTCTTCCCCTATCTCGAATACCGGCTCGGCCCTTCCGAGCATCACCGCCCACACCATGCGATCAAGGAAGGGCTGGTCATCCCGGTTGATGATCCATTCTGGGACGAATGGATGCCGCCGAACGGCTGGGGCTGCAAATGCTGGGTCAAGCAGGTCACGCGGGCCGAGGCAGAGCGAAAGGGCGTGGATCCTGCGCCGCGGCTGATCCCGCGCAAGGTGCTGAACAAGCGGACGGGTGAGGTGCGCGAGGTGCCGCCCGGTATCGATCCAGGCTGGGAGCGGAACCCGGGCAAGCTCAGGCTGAAGAACATGGAGCGGCTGCTGGTCGAGAAGCTGGCGGCGTTGCCTGAAGATGCCGCGCGCACCGCCGCTCGCGATATTGCGACGAGTTGGCGTGCTGAGCGGATGCTGGAAGGTCGCTCGACCGGCGCCATTCCGATTGCTGTGCTGGACCGCAGTCTTGTCGATGCGCTTGGGGCCGATGTCCATGTCGTCCAGATCCGGCACGACATCGCTGCAAAGCTCAGGCAAAAGCATCCCGAGGTCGATACCGCGGCGCTTCTGGCCTTTACCCTGGCGATGGAGTCCGGCCCGGCCGCCATCGAGAACACGGGCGGCAAGATCACCCTGCACGTCCTTGTCCCCGGCGCGAAGGTCTGGCGCCTGGCAATCAAGTACCTGCCGCAGTTTCGGGAACTGTGGGTCAGCACGGCCCATCGAACACGCCAAGATCAATGGGACTCGATCATCAATCGCCCAGGCGTTACCATTGTGAGGGAGTGATGCGCCCGGAGGGTCGGAAGCTCCCTCGCGGCAAAGTACACCGGTTGTCCGTGTCTCGGGCGCCAGCCGAATTTAGCCCACCTGCCCCCGAATTTCAACCTTTGCCCGGACCCCGGGGCCGCAACGGCCCCGTACGCTGAATTTGAATACCGTTTGAAGGGCCTTGTCGGGCCAAGACGGCCCCGAGTAGCCTGAGGGCAGGTCTACGCCTCAGCGGCCAAAAATCGGGGGTCGCGCATAAAGCGCCCCGACAGGTGCCCGGCACCGAATTCCTTCAAGGCTTATCCGGCGCATGGCGCCTGCCATGGTCTCCCCATGGTGACCTCCTCCGATCAGACCCCGGGCCTTGTCCTCAATGCCGCTGCCGACCTTTCGGCGCAGCTGCCCGGCCTTGCGCTCAACTTCCAGTCGGGCGCCGCGCCGGAGTGGGTGCAGCTGATACCCGCTGGCCCGCAAGTCGCTGGTCGCGACGGTCGCGCCTGGCGCGTCAACAACCCCGCAGCGGTCGTTGCCGCCTACGATCCGGCCAAGAAGCCGCAGATCGATATTGAACATGCCTCGCAGCTGAAGGCACCGAAGGGCGAGCCCGCCCCGGCCGTCGGCTGGATCGAGGCGATCGAGGTCCGCGATGGTGCCCTGTGGGGCCGTGTCGACTGGACGGCGGAGGGCGCATCGCTCGTCACCTCGCGTGCCTACCGCTACCTGAGCCCGGCATTCCGCTTCGACCCGTCCACGGGCGAGATCCTCCAGATCGTGTCTGCCGGGCTCACCAACAACCCCAACCTCGCAATGGCGGCGCTGAACGCCAGATCGGAGACCGACACTATGGACAAGGCTGTCCTGGAGGCCCTCGGCCTCAAAGCCGATGC